CATTTACAAGAGGTAAAAGCAATTCCTTGGTAAAGATTTTCAAGTAGGGTTCTATCTTTTTTGAAGTAATGATATAATAAATGTTCTGCTGATGTTGCTGAATTTACAGTTGATATATTATAAGCTTCATCCACTTCAAAATATCTTCTTAATTCAGATTCAAATTTTTTAACTTGAGGTCCTTCTCCTATAAAACCACTATTAATAACTTCACCTGCTCTTTTAGCTGCATCCTTAGACATAAATACTTTAAATAATGGAATTTCTTTTTTCATTTACAACGTATTATAATAATTATTTTGTTCTTCTTGTTTTTTTATTGTCTTAGGATGATATAAAGCTAATTCAGGCATACCAGGTAATAAAGCATATGTTTCAAAACCTTCTAATACTTCATGTACTTTATTTTTCCATTTAATTTCAGGTTTATTTTTCCAAATTCTCCACTGATAATCAGGCCAATTAACTCTATCTTGAGAGTCAACATTCCACCTCCATTTTTCAATATGTTCAGTAGTTAAACCTGAAACGGTATTAACCCTAGGTACTAAATAAACCTCATTATCTGGGTTTCCTTCAAGTATTTGAGGTAGTTTTTCAATTAATATTTCATGAGGTAATTCATCAGCATCAATTTGAAATATATAATCACCAGTACATAACTCAGTTAATTGATTTTTCCAATCTGCAAAATGATGTTTGAAAGTTTTTGCATGATAACTGCAACAATCATCACCTTTTAATTCACTAACACGTTGCCATACTTCAGGTGTACCTTTTTTCTTGTCAAATAAAACAACTATTTCATCTTCTTTACGTTTAGCTTTTATAAGAAAATTTAATAATCTAGTTATTTCTTCTAACTCATTACAAACTGTTATTGCATAACTTATCTTCATATCTATTCTGGTAGTATCCCAATATACGAAAGAGCATCTATATAATCACGTTCTTTAAAATATTGAATAGTGGACATATCTGCTCTATGTGATTGACCTTTATATTTTTCTCTATCTTCTTCAGGTATTTCAACTGCTTTGACAGCTCCCCAAGCCCAATTATCTTTATCTGGTCCTGAAGCAAATAACATTCCCTGTTCTGGTAAGTTAATTGTGTTAGGGAGCCAAATAAGATCAGTTTTTGGGTCTTTCCAAGCTAAATCTTTATAAATTTCAGGTAAAAATTCTATTTGTTCATTATAAAATTCACTTCCTTCTTTCATAAGAGTATTAGTCCAAAAACCACAAGACAAACTCATATAATTAGTTATTTCTTTATTTATTTCTATTCTGTAACATAGGTCACCACCTGATTTAGGGCAATCTACTATTTCATCGTATTTCATATTATTTTAATTTTGGTAATTGTACATCAGTATTAAATTTAATGTCAGTAGGCATTGATAAATCCATTTTTTTAGCAAACTTTGGTAAATTTGAATCTAAAATATTACCTACTAATTCTTTCATATGGTCAAAACTAAAATTAGTTTTAACGTAATGACCTTGTTGTTTAGCTTTACCTACTAATGATTTATATTTTTCATATACATTTTTAAATACTCTACTTATTTGCATTACATCAGGTGCAAACCATGATGTTTGAGGTAATAACCATTTATTAGCAGCACTTTGGTGTACTGGCTCTAATTTTCCAGGAATTAAAATAGTATAATCTGGATTTAAAAAATCTAATTGTCCTGACCAACCTGAAGCTATAATAGGTTTTTTAGATAATCCAAATTCTAATAACGGTCTACCAAATCCTTCCCCTTTATTAAAACTAACCATTGCTTTTACTTTAGGATGATTATATAATTCATTCATTTCAGAATTACTAAAATCTCCATTTAATAAATAAACATTTGGTAATGTTCTAGCTCCTTTAATTTGATTTCGTATACCTTTTATTTTTTCTAAAATACTATCTCTACTCATGTAATTTTCTACACCTTCAGATGTTTTTAAAATTAAAGCCGGTGGGCTTTTTTTATTTTTAAATGTTTCAAAAAATATTTTAATAGTTTGACCTATATTTTTTCTATCATGACCTAAATCACCTTGCATCCACATACCAACAAATAAATAACAAAATTGTTCTTTAATTTTACTTAAATCTAATTTTACTTCATTAGTAGGTAAATGTTTATAAACATCTAAATCAGCACCTTCAAATACAACGTGTATTGGTTTTGTTGATTTAATTTTTCCTACTACTTTATTAGTTTGTTTATCTCTTTTATCAAATGTAACATCTTGAAATACCTTTTGGCTATGTTTAGATGAAACCCAATTCATGTTCATTCTATTTAAACCTTCAACCCATGAACCATCACAACCTGTACTTTCAATACCAGCTGTACATCCAATATTATATGTTCCTACTGGTTGGAATTCACTTGGAATTGTAATTTGCATCCATATGTCAGCTTTTTCACCTTTAGGTATATTAGGTACCGATAATGCTTGTAAAAACTTAAATTTAGGATGTTCATCACAAAACCCTAAAGTACAGTCTCCCCACCTTTGGCTTAATAACTTAACATCATATTTGTCTAGTTCTATAATTGCTTTAATGATATCTCTAGCTCTTGCTCCATAACCACTGTAAGTGTCAAATGGTGAACTTATATAAAAACTTGGTTTATTCATTAGTATAATAATTTATGGTTTAAAAATTTACCTTTATATTCATTAGTGTTAATAATTTGATGTTCAGTTTTTGGTTTCCAGGTTGAAAATAATTCTTCCATAGAACCCATAAACCTTTCAGCTTGATGCTTATGTGTAAATCCAGCTTCATCACTAATAGCCCATTTTCTTCCTTTATAACCTCTTTCCTTTCTTTCTTCAGGATCCATGTTATAAATTTCTAATATTCTTTCAGTTGCGTCTTCCCATTTACATCTATCATCAAAAATATAAGGTGTTGGAGGGGATCCTTGCATTGATCTACTTGTTGGATATACTGGAAATGCCCATTCACCATGTTCTTTATATGTACCTCTATGATTAGAAGGCACATCAGCACTTGGCGTAAACCATTCCCCTTTATCATCAACAAATCTCATTTGATCTTGCATACCACCTGTTGCATTAGCTATAATTGGAGTACCTGATAGTATAGCTTCAGTAAGTGTTAACCCCCAACCTTCATTTGATGTTAATAATATTTGAGCGTCAGCTATATTATATAAATAATTTAATTCATGTGGTGGTAATTTAGCAGTTGAAAATACAATACACTCTTTATATTTTTCATCAAATAATAGTTCTGAAACTTTAACTAAATTAGTACCATGATCTGATGAAGGTTCAGTATGTAAAATAAATCTACATTTTTTAGCCTTTTCTAATGGTAAAGAATCTAAAAATCCTCTAAAAGCTAGTAAACTATCTGGTATTTGTTTTCTTCTTATGTTTCTTGAGTTAAAGAATAATGTAAACTCAATACCAACATTACCTTGTACTTTATTTTTAAATTCTAGGTATTTATCATAATCCTTATCTAATTCTGTTATAGGTCTAAATATATCTGAATTTAAACCATGAGGAACATAATTACAAATTCTATCTTCAATATCATCACCTAATACTGTTTTATTAATAAAAACAGTTTGTTTAGATATACCCATTAATAAATCACATGATTGATAAAATGGTTTATTATATAATGGAGCTGGTAAATCATCCCAAATATTTAAATAAGTGATTGGTATTTTTCTCCTAATTTCTCTTTCCATTTTAAATATGTGATGGAAATATCTTGGATCTGTAATAAGTAATACTGCATCAGGTTTTTCTCTTAAGAATATTTGTCTAAAAATATTTCCATCTCCATAACCATCTACAGGATATAGCATAACAGAAGCATCATCTATTCCTGCAAGTTTACCTACATCAGCACTCATATCTAATGCTTTACCTTTATCTGGGTGTTTAATGGAACCTGCAATTTGGCACCAATTATAACGATGAGCTGTATGTATTACAATTTCTTTACCTACTGTTGCTACACCAGAATGTACTCTAATATCATCTGTGATTAATAATATTTTCTTCCTTTTGTCTTTAGGAAGATATTCAAAACTTTTATTCATCTAATTTTAATTTTTATAATTCGAGACTCGTTTGACTTGTAATTTGTTTTCTAAAATCTTCATTTGTAAGATATAAATAAATAGATCTATCTGCTAATTTTTGGAATGAGAATTTTCTTTTTACACACTCAATCTTAAAATTTTCGAATAAATCTGCTTGAACTTTAACACTCGTTAGTGTCATTTTGTTTGGATTTGCCATAATTTAATTTTTAATAACGTTATATTTGTCTATACGTATATGAATATTCCTCAATCTACAAAAAATCTAAACCTGCTCCACACAATTCTTTTTCCTCTTTAAAAGGACAAAAATTACACGTCCATTTTGAAGGTGTTTTTGGATAAGTTACATCTTTTATATCTCCATTGGAGTTAAAACATTCATGTATAAAGTCTTGAATTGCACTTCTCGCTCTGCCTAATTTAATTTTTCCGCTTGGAGGAGTAAATTGTTGGACTCTATATGCTTGATAAGGTGACATTATATTTTCATCATCCATATCTAACACTTTTCTTTTAACTATCATAAACTCAATTTCAATTTTTTCTAATGGTACCCCATATTGTTCAGAGAAATATTGTTTATATAATAATAGTTGGAATTGCTTATCTTCATCTTTTTTAGCATAATCATTCCAACCTTTAGTACTTGTCTTTATGTCGATTATCTTAAAGGTATCTGTTGTTTCACAATATGTTACAACATCTAGATACCCCATGTATAATACGTTACTATACATTTTATTTGGCGCTATTACAATAGGTACTTCACAACCTACTAAATATGTGCCTTTCTTACTAAAATATCTACTACGTTTTTTCTTAAACCACTCTAATATTGCTATACCATCTTCAAAAAATTCTCTCATTTGTAATGCATCTGAGAAGTGGGAGTCATTATTCTTTTTATATTGTGCTTGATATTCACTAATATATCTACCTTGAAAATCTTCTTTTAGATCAATATCTCTATTAGCAGCAGCAAATGAATTTTCAAAAGCATAATCTAGATAATACTGTATTGATTCATGCATAGCTGTCCCAAATACAGTATGAATAGAAGATGTAAATCTTTTAATTTTATCCTTATATTGGAGTTTCCAACGATGAGGACAACCTCTAAAAATAGACATTTGGGAATAACTAACATTCTTCTGATATGCAAAATTAATTGGAGCAGGAGGGCTGTTTTTTATTTCCTTTACAATGTTCGGGATTTTTCTAGCCAAAACTTATATTTTTTAGGAAGATATTTATTATCTTTAATAGGTAATTGATAAAAATAATTATTTTCTTCCCTTTCAGGAAATATATCTTTTCCTTCAGTTATTAAGCTCCTAATCTTTTTAGGATCTTTAATTTCATTTGTATTAAATTCTTGATGTGCGTATGATTCTAGTTTTTCAATTATTTTGTCTTCAGTCATAAAAAATGTAAGGTGCCAACCTCCTTCTAAAACAGCATACCATTCTGCATGTCTAATTTCAGACATAGATAATTTATCTTTAAACATTGTTTCATAATGGAATACTTTACATTTAGTAGACTTCATTGGATCCTTTAATGCATTTAATCTGGTAGTTAAATTATAATAGTACCAATCCATACACATTCCAACTGAACCATAAGGTACAGAAGTTTTTTTAAATTGATTTATAGTATCTATATCAGGTATTTCGTCTAGGTCTGATAGTATTACTATATCACGAGGTTTTAAGGATAAATGACTTAATGGAGTTTTTATAGCGTTTCTTTGATATTCTTCTCTAAACCAATCGTGTTTGCTATCTTTACCTCTAGGTAAATCATCTACTACATAATAATAAATTTTATGTAACCATTTTTTAAACCTTTTTTTATTTTTTAAAAAATTTAGTGGTTTTGGAGATCCTGAGTGTGTTTGAGTTGCTTCAACTAAGATAAAAGTGTCTACTACATCATCTAATTCCATTAATCGGAATTCAAGCATATCTAATTCATTATAAAAAGTAAAACAATCTACAACCTTTTTATCTTTAGAATTATATTTTTCAATTTCATCATATTTCTCCTTACCCATTTTATTTTTTCCATTTATCACGACCTACTAAAAGACCAATTATTCCATAATTAGCAATGTCGATAAATGTATCTTCCATGCCTTCACCTTTAACAAATGATCTACCATTTACTAATAAGTTTTTAAGACGTGAAATTTTGTCTGTAAGTCTAATACATAAACCAGTTAATGAAAATTTCTTGTCATCATCATTATTTAAATCACCACCTAAAGCAATATTATTTAAACCATAATCCATATGTTTACGAGCAAACATTTTATACATTTCTTTTTGGATTTGTCTAAATTCATCTGCTAAGATTGGGTATTCTAATTCAAATACTTCTATTGCATCATCTTTACCACTTTTTGCATTACTAATTTCTCTACTACTCATAACTTTTTCTATTTCTTTTGCATTATTACCAAAATGACCTACATTCTCAAAATACTTTTTTACTGAATCACCCATTGATTTGTTGTTCTAATGAAAAATATTTTTCAATTGTTGCTAATCTATCATCAGCATCAACTAACATAGCAAGTGCTTCTTCAGCATTTTTGTAAAAATCTTCTGTTGTGTGGTCTCCAATTCCGACTGCTCTATCACCTAATAATTCAAGTGATAACAGTGCTTTTGCTTTATCTGCTAATGCAGATGTACGTAACATTTCTATTAATTTAATCATTTTGTTATTGTTTTTATTTCTTTGTTATTTAATCCTATTGACATCAATATACGACTAATTTCATCAGTATCCAAAAATTCTAAATATTCTTTTGTTTCTTTTGATGAACATTCCCAATATGATGATAAATGTTCTACTAAATCTTTATTTGATTGTTTTACTTTAGATTTAATATATTTACTCCATTTATTATTTTTAGGAATATACTCTCTATAAACAGAATATATTTCTTTCTTATTTTGTGGGTTTATTATTTGAACAAAATTAACTATATCTAAAAAATCAGGATTCATAGACAAAAATCTATGTACCATATAACTATTCCATAACTCCCAATCTTTATCAGAGAAGGAGTTAGGATCAGCTTTAGTTGAGTTGATTTGTTTTAACCAATCCCAAATGTTCTTCATTATTTAGAATCTATAGCACCTGTTAGTAGTATACTTTCTTCTGCTAATTCTTCTCTTAGCTCTAATGGAACACCATCTGCTACTATTTTTTTAGTATAAGGATCAATAAATACTGGAATTGGCATTACTGCATCACTATCAGTACCTGTGATAAATTTACTAATTTTTCTTAGAATGACTCCTGATTCAAATACATTTTTACCTTTTGAATTTAAAAGACCTTCTGTAGTTGTTAAATCGACATTCATTTGTGGTTGTTGACCACCTGGATTACCTTGTTTCATTTTTTTCTTATTTTTAATTAATTTCACTTTATTTATTATTTATTATATTCTGGATTAAACTCATTACATTAATTTCTTTATCAATTCTAAAATTGGCTTGGTATAAATGCTCGTTAACTAGAATAGCAACTGTACCTTCTTTACCTGGTATGTACTTGGAAGCATTTTCATATAAAAATCGAAATAATTCATCAAAATCATCTACATTTGCATCAGCAATAATTTGTCTAATTTTAGTAAATGATGATTTAGGTTTTTCAAGTTCTTTAATTATAGAGGTCATATAGCTAGTACTTACAAGCAAAGAATCATCCAATATTAATTTGTTCTTATTAGTGCTTGCTTGGATAGTATTAAGCATTTTACGTAAGTCCGGATAGAACTTATTTACAATTTTACCAATGGCTTTAGGTTCATAACTTATGCTTTCCTTA